CCACCATATTGGAAGTCTAAGTAAAATACTAGACCTGAAGGAAGGTTCATTGGTTGAACCGAAACGAATTCTTTCGCTGCGATTTGTCCAAATACCTTTCTTACTAATGGTAAAGCAACACCAGCCCATTGACCAGCAGCACCTGTACCTGCAGTGAAAGTACCAGTACCTCCACCCGTCTGAGTGTTCTCTGTTACTAACTGCTTAGCTTGGTTCTCTAAGATCATAGACATATTGTTTTTGTCTGTCTCAGAGCCCATGCCTTCAAGTAATCCAGTTTTGGACCACTTGTTAGCTAATCTTGCAGCATCACTTTGTAGTGATTTGTAAGTATTAGCCGATTCTAAAAGTGAATTTAATTGTGACATTTTCTTTTTTTAGTTTTGATTAATAATTAATTGTTTTTTAAAGAATACCAGCTAATTTCTGGAATCTTTTTACCATTTCGTCTGATTCAACAATTGGTTGTTTAGTAGTCTTTCTTACAGCAATACCTGCAGATTTAGAAGCTCTACCTAAATTTTCATTTACGCGAGTTTTATTAGATTTTAATCCTGAATTAACAGTTTCAAATACTAATTTTGCTTCTTTTACTGTAGTAGCTTTATCAAATGATTCTAATACTTTTACCTTTTGTGATTCAGATAAATTTTTAGATTTGAAGATTTTGTTAGTGTAAAGTAACTTAGCGTTTAATAAATTGATTTCATTTAACTCAGACTTTAAAGTTTTAACAGTAGCATAAGCTTCTCTTAATTCTTCTTTCATCTTAGAATCACCAGCAAATTTTCTTCCACCTAAGGCTTTTTCCATGTTTTCAGAATCAGCTCTACGTTGTTTCATGTCTTGCTTTTTCTTACCATGTTTAGCGCCTTCAGCATCGTCTAATCGTGCATCGTACCCTTGTTTTTTCTTTTCATCAATTTCTTCTTTAGCTTCGTCCAACTCAACGTCAACCGCAGTTTCCATATCGTCTTCTACTTCTAACTCACCATCTTCATCTACATCTACGTCAACGTCATCTTCGAATGATTCACCAGCTTCTAATTCGCCAGCTCCAACCATATCTTCAATTACGTCTTCGATGAATTTTTTAAGATCTTCTTCTGACATATCTTCAAGGTCGATATCCTCGTCCTCGTCCATGTCTTCTTCAGCATCTTTTTCACCATCTTTGTAGCCTTCTTCTTCAGCGTCAGTTCTTGCGTCTTCTTTAACGTCGTCCTTGTCGTCTTTAGAATCCATCTCTTCGGATAGTTCTTTGTCTAATTCTGCTAAAATTTCGTCTAATTCAGAGTCATCTTCCTCTTTGATTTTACGCATTTTTTCAGTTTCAGTCTCAGCCTTGTTATCAGACTTACGATCGTCACCTTCGCGCTTTTCTTTTTTGGTCATGTACTCTTTTTTTTCCTCAACTTTATCAGAGTCGTCTTTTTTTGCTTCTTCAACTTTATCGTCCATTTCCTCATCCATATCATCTTTGTCCATTTCTTCTAGCTTAGCTGAAAGCATGGATTGGATTCTTGGAGCGAAAGCTTCTTCTAAAGCGATTTTAGCATTTGCAATAGCTGATTCTTTTACAGTTTTTGCATCGGCAATAGCCTCTTTTAAAAAGTTTCTGTTCATTTTTCCTAATTTTTTTGTGGAATACGATTATTTGGAATCGTAATAAGAATTAATAATTATTGAATGCCATATAGAATGATGGCATATTATGCTTATACGTATATGAAGATTATTTAAGAATAAAGAAAAGCGCCTTCAATTTAATGAAGAGCGCTAATCTCAGGTTAAACAGGGGAGTTTAAATTATTGGACATGACCCATGAGCACAAAGTATTTCAGTTATTACTGAATTTACTTTAGTGTATGAGTTTGAAGTTTTAAATTCAAGTCCTTCTTTTACTAAATGCATAAATGAATCTGGATTGGATGGTGTTGAAACAAAGTCCCAACATAGTAATTCGAAGTCATCTTGTACTTCTTGTACTTCACCCATTGGTTTTAAGCTTCCCATCCCACGAGAAGATACCCCAACTGTAATTCCACTTTCAACTAATGCTTTTAAAATATTTCCGCATGGAGTAGGTAGTATTTCTATTTTACCCATTACATTATCTCCATCCCACCACATATCAGCTATGTTATGTGATACGTTTTGTAAATTTATTACTGTAGATTCAGGATGATCTAATTCACCCATTGCTCTTTTTTCTTCAACTAGTACTTTATACTTGTCTATTTCTCTATCCCATAGTTCTTTAGAATAATATCTTCCATTACCGTTTTTAACTTCGGCTGTAGCTAATATTCCTTCAACTAATGGTAATCCTCTTTCAGAAACATTATTTTCTGATAGGGACATAGGCATGGCTGTAAACAACCTTGTTTCTACAAGTACTTGTTTCATATTTTTAGTTTTCTCTAAATTTCTTTAAACCTGAATATGATTCTGGATTATCATTTGAGTTGTAATTTGAATTGTCATTAGAATTTTCATTAGACCCAGCATTACTTTCTTCAGCAACTTTTTCATTAGCATTATTTTTAAATGCTCTTTCTGTAGTATCAGAATTTGAAGCTCCTGCATAATTAGAAGATTCCATATCTTCGTCTACATCAGTAATTGGTTTTTTATATCCTTTACCAGTCATTTTTTCATAAAGCTTTTCCATCTTCATTTTTCTTCTTTCAAGATCTTTAACTTCACGTTGCATTGCTTTTATTTTAGTTTTATCAACTAATTCACTTAAATTTTCATCTTCAGTAACCATAGAAAGTCTTGTATTTTTCTTTTCTATGATTTCGTCAACATGAGCAATTTTAGCTTCTAAAGCAACAACTTGTGATGCTGAATCAATTTCTGCTAATTTACTATCTAAAGTTTCTTTTTTAACTTTTTTCTTTTTAGCCACTGGTTTTTCACCTAATGGACCATTTTCTAAGATGTTTAATAATGATATCATTTTATTTTCTTTTAATTTTACTTTTTCCATTTTATCAGACTTACTTGCAGTAATACCTGGTGCTTCATCTGTGTATCCAATTCCTTCTACTCCAAATGCAGCGTTTTTAATATAATATAAAGGATCACTAGCTAAATTTTTAGCTACTAATTTTTTTGCTTTTTCTATAGCATCTCCTAAATCAGCATCAGATACAGTTTCTCTAACTTTATCCATTTCAAATTTAAGACCTAATCTAAATTCTTCACCATTTAAATTATCTATATTTTTATCATCTTTATAATCATATCCTTTTGTTTCTAAATCAACTAAAGTTTTGTCTACTTTTTTATTATCTGCTTTACGTGCTTCATCTGCTTTAGATTCTTTAGTTTGAGCTATATGTAATGGAGGATATCTATTTGGATTTTTAGGATTAGCCTCTTTTATTATTTCCATGTTATCATTAAATACTTTAAACCAATCTGTTGATTTAGTTGGATTAACTACACCAGCTAAATTTTCAGTTATTACTGATCTATTTAATAATATTTCTTCTGCTTGTTTATAAGTAGCAGAATTAACTATCATATGTGGATAGTTTCTTTTAACCTCTTTAAGGAACAATTCTTTACTACCTTTTCCTTTATTTATTTGGTTATATTGTTCTTGTATTGTTTTTGCCATTTTATTCGCCTTTTAATAAGTCTTTAATATCTTTAATATAGTCTAAAACTAAATCTGTTGGTTTAATCACTGTATATGATGAAGGATTATCATTATAATATTCACTTGTTTCATTCTTAGCGTTGCTCAACATCTTATAAATATCGTTAAGTTCCTGCTCAATTACATCAAATGCAGCTACTCTTTTTAATTGAAAATCTTTTTGATCTTCAAATAATTGTTTTACGTCTAATTTTGATCCTTTTTGTACATAGTTTCCTGCTTTATTTTTTGGAACTAATGAATAACCATATGAACTTAAATCAATACCTTCATTTAAATTTTCAGGAATTGGTTTTTGTTTTTTTTTTGGTCTTTTAAATGCATATGGTGTTGCATATGTCATCCCTGAACCTGGTGTGAATGAAGCTGAACCACCACCTGTTGTAGACATTTCTTCTAAATAATCTGATAATGCTACTCTAATTATACCCTTTAATCTACCATCATCAGGAATATCATATTTATCCATTATAGCTTTTGCTACAGCTTCAACTCTTTTATCATTAAGATTAATCATGTCAGTAACTGATAGTTGATTTTCTTCTAATCCTTCAGACATTTTCATTGTTATTTTTTTATACTCATCAGGATATTCATTCCTAATATGTGTACGTATTTTATTTCTTAATATACGAGCTTCATCATATATTAATCTTAATTTATCATCTGTTTTTGCTTTAGTATAAACACCTTTAGCAGTTTTAACTAAATCAGTTGCATCATCAAATAATTCCTCAAAATTAGGTATATATTCTATATCCCAAGAAATTCCTCCTGTTTCTTTATTTATATTCTTAATGGTTGATTTAATCCCACCAGAAATTTTAACATCTCCTACTTTAAATCTACCTGTTTTATCAACTTTAGGTAAATCATCCCCAGGGGCTTCAGTAAGTTTTTTTATTATGTTATCTATTTTACCCATGTGTTATATTTAATTCTTCTAATAATGAATGATATTGTAACAGGTCAACTAAATGTTTACTTTTTACTGATGTTCTTTTATTTATTTCTACAATTAATTTATCAATTTCTTCTAATTTAATTTTTGTAGCTTTATCTGTAACTTTTGTAGTATGTTCTTTTAAAGATTGTTTTATATTAATTATTTCTTTGTTAAAGAATTTTTTTAATATAGGACCATTATCCGCTGAATTAATAAATTCTTTTAAAATTAATTTTTGTTTAGAATTTAATTTATCATATTTAGTATTAAAATTTTCTAATATAACATGATAAGTTAATGTACGTAAATCTTTATCATATGATTTAAATTCAGCTAATACTGTATCTTTAATTTTTTGATTATCTACTGAACCACCTGATACATGCTCTAAAATTGTTATTTTGTTATCAACTACTTGTTGTGGGTTTGTTGATTTATCAGTATTATATATTTCCAATAGTGTATATAATGAAGCTTGTGATTTATAGTCACTTAATTTAGTTTTAAATAATTCTTCTATGTTATATATTGATTTTAATTCTTTAATTAATCTATATTTTTCCCCTTTTAATTTTGTTCTATTAATTTTTTTAGATTGCTCTAAAATAGTATTTAATACCATATTAGCTCTATGTTCTGACTGATTTTTAGTCTTAAACATAGTTTCATATAATTTATATTCTTTTCCTAATTCAGTATTAACAAAATATTCTTTTATTATTTTAATTGCTTTGGAATTCTTCCCTGATAAAGTATCACTAGTAATTTTCTTTACGAGGATTTCGAAAAGAATACCAGTGTTTTTAAACTTTGAATGTTTTATATACATCAATATTTATTTTTTTATAAATATACTAAGATTTCTGTTCCTTAATATTTGATTCATCAAGAAGCGA